AGTTTTTCAAAAATGAGTTTTAACAACGATCAACTTTCTTCCGAAATCATGTCTCTCTACATTCCTTATGTCAGGAATGAGTATGATGAGAATTATATCAGGTCAGTATTCCAATTCTTTCAGATTGGAGACATTGAGCGGGTGGATTTCTTCCGCAGCGAGCAAGCAGGTTCCCAGTGGCCCTGGGCGCGTAGCGCCTTTGTCCATTTGAAGGAATGGTACTTCAACGCTTATACCGATGCTCTGTACTTGGCTCTTACCGATTCAAGTGTCGGGTCTCAATGGAAAATCACCTTTGGTAGTCAAGGTGAGTTTTGGATCGTCAAGAAGATGACGATTCCCAAGATTCCTGCCACGGATCTCAATATTCATCAGATTGCTGCCAAGATTGGGGATTTGGAGGCCGAGGTGGCGCGTCTTCGCGAAGAAGCCGAGTGGAACACTGCTTCGCGTTTGTTGAGTGAGCACATGGCAGAACATGTTCTTGATGATGGTGGACCGATGGACATTGCGGAGTTTGGTGATGCTGATGATTACGCCGATATGCCTCCACTTGTTCCAGTGAGTGATGATGAGGTTCTTCATCCCAATATCACAATGCGTTCCCTTCGTCGTTCTGTTTCACCCATGTCGGTTGCTGATGATGAAGAGTATGAGTATGACTCTGTTTAGGTAGGTTGTGTTGTGTTGTGTTGTCTCTAAATAAAATAAAAATAAAAAAATAAAAAAAGTCCTTCGGGATTTTTTTTACGTATGTTGTAACTAACAGTCATGAAACTCAAATATTTACATTCAAAACCGCCCACCTTGTGCGCAGTGAGTAAGCAATGGTATAATTAGGGGTTCCCCCTACCGAAATGTGTTTTATTTTACATCTTTAAGTGTGTAAACTAAACAAATATTTATACAAAAATACTAATAGTTTTATTATTATCAACAAAATAATATGCATAATAGTTATAAATGTCCATAATACCAAGTTATTCGTCTGGATACCCATTATTAACACAAAGAAGTTGGGATATTTCTGCGAATAACTTATTTTCAGGCGGTTACTCCGTTTTTGGAGACAACTCAAACAATCTAGTAAACAAATATTTAAAAATTACATTACCTTCCACAAACATAGACTACTGCACTTCTGCTGTTGTTGGAAATTTGAACTGCTACGGAACAAGCACCGATGTAAGTGGAGCTTCAACTGGCATATATTATTCAAATTCCGTAAGTGCAATGAGAATTCCTGCTGATAGTTCTAACAACAGACCTCCTACTTCTCTAAGAGGTTATATCAGATACAACACAGATACAAATTACTTTGAATACTACAACAATTCACTTTGGTCGTCGGTTTTGTCCGGAGGATTGAACTCAGCAACGACAACTTATAGTGGTTATTCAATTAGTTACATAGATGTAAATAACAACACCGTTTCTTCACCAGTGCCTGGCGGATTTACAATTTATTCATTTACTACTGTTGGAACTGGTTTATTTACACCAAATTTTTCAGGAAAAATTGCTTATTTAGTTATAGCTGGTGGTGGAGGTGGTGGAAACGCTAATGGTGGTGGTGGTGGTGGCGCTGGAGGTTTTATTTTCAATGACGCTAGTTCGGTTATTGCCGGAACATCTTATACAGTTACTGTGGGTGCAGGCGGTGCGGCTTCTACGTCGTCAACAACTCTCGCATCTAATGGAAATAATAGTGTTTTTGGTTCATCAACCGCAATTGGTGGTGGTGGTGGTAATGTAAGGTCGCTCGCAAGTGGGGGACCCTTGACGGGTGGTTCTGGTGGAGGTGGTGCGGGTGCAGGCACAACTTTTGCGGCGTTAGCTGGTTCGGGTACACCCGGTCAGGGGTTTTCTGGTGGTTTAGGGTCTACTGGCGGCGCTGAAAGTGCTGGTGGTGGTGGTGGAGGAGCAGGACAACAAGGGTTACCTGGTATAAATGGAACAGGAGGAACAACTCCAGGAACAGGTGGTTATGGTGGAAATGGTGGTTCTGGTTTATCTAATTCTATAACTGGAACTTTAACGTATTATGCGGGTGGGGGCGGAGGTGGCACAGTTGGTGATGGTCTTTACGCTGGTGTTGGTGGTTTGGGTGGAGGAGGTAATGGTGGAACTGGTGGTTCAGGGCAAACCCCAGTAGGTCCAACGACGCCAACCGCAAATACAGGGAGTGGTGGTGGTGGTGGTGGTGGTTTGAATGGAAATGCGGGAACTGCTGGAGCATCGGGTGTTGTCATTATTCGGTTTCCGTCTTATCAAAATACTTATTTACAAATAGCGTCACCAGAATTAACTGGTGTTCCAACAGCACCCACCGCAAGTTACAGTACAAACAGTGCACAAATAGCAACAACTGCTTTTGTCCAAAATGCTGTTGGTGCGCTTCAACCTGGCGGTAGATTAACATTACAAAGTAATACACCCGTAATGAATTCGGATGTAAATGGGTCGGCAACATTTTATTATTGTTCTTTTCAAAGCAGTAATGTACCAATTTATAACGGTAGCGCATGGACAAATTATTTTTTATCGTCTCAATTATCTTTTACTACAAGCGGAACATATCAAGGAACCGCCATTTATGATATATACATTTTTTTGAATAATGGAGTTTTGACACTCGGTATTAATAATACCGGGTGGTCGGGATTTCAGTCAACAATTCAATCAAGAAATATAACTCAATTAAATGGTATTTGGGTAAACAGCTTAGCCGTTCAACTGAATGGAGGGGCTTTGGGGAATTATACAGTTCAACCAGCGTACACATGCACTTATGTTGGTTCGGGTTATTTTTCAAGTGGAGCTCTAACAATGAATTTTAATCCCCCAAAAGTATCTGGTGGAACAAACAATCAGTTGAATTTATACAACGCATATAATCGTGTATTAATGACAACAATTGAACAAGATTCGACTTTGGGTTGGAGTTACACATCAACATCTAATAGTATTCGTTCAGCCAATGGATCAAACTCAAACAGAATAACCGTTTTAGATGCACTTGGTCAAAGTTTTGTAAGCGCCTCTTATAGTATTGCTGTTACTCCTTATACAAGTTGGGCCGCAATAGGAATAGGAATAAATACTACAACTGGTTATACAATGTTAGCAAGTTGCAGTGGAGCGTCAAATAGTTATACTTCCCAAACAACTGCCAATTTAACTACAAATCCTTTATATGGATACAATTATTATCAAGCAGTAGAATCTAATAATGGTCAATCGTCGCCAGCTGTGCAATATGGTACAAATTTATACGGTTTTAATAGTTATTCACTTACATTATCAATTCAAATGTAAGTGCTATGCGGTGACCATTCACCATTCTATCTTATATACATTATACATATTATCAAAAAAATAATATATATATTTGTCGCTATAATCTATAATATGACCTCCAATAATTTTGATTATGATATTGATAATTATAGTAAGTCCGAGTTGGAGGAGATTTTAGGTCTTCCTCCAAACTATAATAAAAATACCATTGATGTCAAAGTTGCCCAGTTAAGAGATACACTTTATCAGGATAGTTCCATCGGTTCTACTACGAGAGAAAAAACGATGGCGTTTTTGGATAAAGTATCCAGAAAGTTGAACTTGGATTTGAATATTGTCAAGGTTCAAAAAATTGCCGATAGTGATATTTATAATTTGAATTCAAACTTAAAGACGTCAAAGACAACGGATGATGACAACTCAAGTCATAACTCGATTCAAAGAGAAGTAAAACCATTTGTTCTTTCTTATCCGGATACTTATTTTAATGGTGTAATGAACCCATTGAAAAAAAGGGTTTTAACCAAGAACTTGAATATTGACACGCGTTTTCGTGAAAACTATTATACAACACAATCTAGTAATTTTCATTTGGATTTACCTATAAAGTTTGTGGGGGTTTTATCCATGGAACTGGTCTCTTTTCAACCCCCGTTTTCTCTCTACGCGATATCAGGTAAGTTGGGAAATAATTTTTTTACTTTGACGGCGAGTAACAATGATGGAACTAGTGAAGAAAGCGCAATTATTACCGTTCCAGATGGTAACTACTTTCCACAGGATTTGAACACGTACTTGAATAATCATGTTCAAAGCGCAGTGTTTACTACTGAATATCCTTTATTAAGTAAAGTTTGTTTTTCTATAGACTTATCTGGACTTCTTGGGACGAATGGTTCGGGGAGAATGATTGTAGGTATTCTTTCACCGAATGACCCGACGAGTTTCTCATTTTCTCTCAACTTTCAAAATGATATTCATGGAAATCCTGACTATTCAACACCGTTGCCATTGAAACTTGGGTGGATGTTGGGATTTCGACAGGGTATTTATACAAATAACCCGACTTATATTTCGGAAAGTATTGTGGATATTTCTGGACCCAAGTATATTTATATTGCGATTGATGATTATAATAATAATGTGAATAATGGGTTTTATAGTGCGTTTAATTCATCTATTCTCAATAAAAATATAATTGGGCGTATCCAACTACCTTATTATTCTTTTTTTAATACGTCGTTTCAAAATAGTATTTCTTTGAATGCGTCCAAGAGAGAATATTTTGGTCCAGTAACCATACAAAAAATGCAAATACAGTTATTGGATGAATATGGTCGAGTGTTGGATATGAACAATACAGACTATTCTTTTTTATTGACGTTTGATGTTAGTTATGAGTTATAGAGAGTCCCCCTCATCAAACTTTTTTTTAGTTCCTCCGTCATAAGGAACTGCGTGACTATTATCCAACATCCACTGATTGATGGATGTTTTGATTCCCAACTCTCTACAGTAAACTGTTGCCAAAATTCTTCCATATTTTTCTGTTTTTCTGTTTTCAAGAGTTACTTTTTTGTTCAATATCAGAGTTTCAAGAACATGTTGTGAACTATGCGCTGCGTCTCGTTCTTGTTGTGTTTTACCTTTCATTTCAGGTGAGTCAATACCGTCTAGTCTTACTGAAAACCGATACAGAGTTTTTTTGGGGTCATGTGGTAGTGAGGCGGCGACAGTGATGGTATCACCATCGTAAACTTTTATTACGAACGCTTCTTCGATGGGTGGGACAAAAGGAATGGTGTCTTTCCATTTGGGTGTGGGGTTGGATGATATGACTGTCGCTGTTTCGTTATCATTGGTCTGGGGTCGTTTACGAGGTGGTGTTGGTGGTCGAACATCATATACACTTCCAAATTTCGAAGGTTTTTGTAATTGTTGTTCTTGTTGATCGTCTTCTTCTTCCCCATTACTTACAATTTTTGTTGTATCGCAAGAATTCCATATACAGGAGCATGATGTAAATAGTCGTTGCATCTTTCTTTTATTTCTTTTACTTATTGTATCCATTATTGTTATATAATTCAATCAATTTTTTCTGTAACAAGTATTTCAATTTTTACACTTTATAAAATATAATACCTATTTAAAGAAAAGGACAAAATGGCGAGTACATTTGGTAAAGTTCGTGAAAGTAAACCATATTACGAATACTATGAAATCAAGAACGCAAAGTCTATGTGTTGTTCGGCGAAAAATACATATTTAAACTGTGAAAGTAATTTGTTGGTACTTAATAAATTGAAATGGAATAGAACAAGATTGATTCCTTTTAGTAAAACCAACCTCGTTTCTGGACTATATAGTCAGGAAAATTTGAAGTATGCACGCACAATAGCAAATGTTAGTAATAATGATTATTATACAAATATTATTGACCCTCTCTCGTCGACTACTTCATTTTATGAACAATACGTCATTGACCCGAATGGGTCATTATTTGGAAAGACACCATGTGGAATTGATAACTATTTACATTTTGTTCGCTTGGGCAATTTATAATTTGGTTCTCTAGTAAAATTTTTTGACAAAAAATTGATTTTGTTTTTGTCAAAGTTGTTATGTTTAAATTCTAATTTATGAAATTGAGTAGCGCATATTATAGAATGCGTATTTATAATAAGAACAATACGTTTCGAATGAA